GTACTACCTATCTAAGTATGTTACCACAAGTGTTAGAATTTCTTGAGATGAGAAATTTCTACATTGAATTGGAAGATAATCGAGTTCCTGTGAACTTAGATTTTGAACAAATTTCTGAGGATTTTTGGGGTGAAAAAACGTGGCCTGTAGGACATCGATTTGCTGGTGAATATATTAGGTTGCGTGATGACCAAGTTGAAGTTATCAATAAATTTTTAGAAAATCCTCAATGTATTCAAGAAATTGCCACAGGATTTGGTAAGACAATTACAACTGCAACATTGGCAAAAATTTGTGAAAAATATGGTCGGACCGTATGTATTGTTCCTAACAAAAGTCTTGTTGAACAGACAGAAGAAGACTTTATTAACTGCGGATTAGATGTCGGTGTTTACTATGGAGATAGAAAAAATCTCGATAAAACACACACTATTTGTACTTGGCAAAGTCTCAATATTTTAGACAAAAATTCCAAAGATATTGGCGAAGAAGAACTGCTAACTTTGGCAGAATTATTGGACGGTGTTCAATGTGTTATGGTTGACGAAGTCCATATGGCTAAGGCAGAAGTGCTAAAGAATTTGTTAACAAGAAATTTATCTAACGCACCTATTCGTTGGGGATTAACTGGAACCGTACCTAAGGCAGATCATGAATTTCAAAGCATTCGGGCAAGTTTAGGAGAAGTTGTTCACCGTGTTAAGGCACATGAATTACAGGAAAAAGGCATCCTAAGCGATTGTCATGTTAACATCGTTCAGACTGCCGAATGGAAAGAATTTAGCGGGTACCCCGAAGAGTTAAAATTCCTGGTCACTGATAAAGATCGAATGACCTATATTGGTAATTTAATTAACGGTATTGCAGAAACAGGTAACACATTGGTTTTAGTTGATAGAATTGAATGTGGACAATTTTTACAAACACAATTAACAGACTCTGTATTCATATCAGGTTCTGTAAAGACAAAAGACAGAAAGACAGAATATGACGAAGTTAAAACTGCTGACAACAAGATTATTGTGGCGACTTACGGTGTGGCCGCTGTGGGTATTAATGTGCCCCGCATTTTTAATCTGGTTATGGTTGAGCCCGGAAAGAGCTTTACAAGGGTTATACAGAGCATTGGGCGCGGCATTCGAAAAGCAGACGACAAAGACTTTGTACAAATTTGGGACCTCACGGCATCTACAAAATACGCGAAGAGGCATCTTACAGAACGTAAGAAGTTCTATAAAGAAGCGAAGTATCCATTCACAATTGAAAAAGTAAAATATATATAATGCAAATTTTAACCTTAGAAAATAAAACGTTTTATCTTAACGATCTTCCAGAGGAAATTGAAGAAGATTTGCGATTCTCTGTTTTAGACAATAGCGATAGTTCTAACCCGGATCATTTCTTTATTCCTTTAATCTTTTTAGAATCGTTTACTGGACCAGCTGTGGTACTAAAAATTGGACCACACGAACTCACTATGCCACTTGATTGGTGTACAATTGTCGGAGACCCGGAAGGTCCTGATATGGAAATACTACCGTTGACAAGCCTTAATGATAGAGGATTTAGAACATTTTGTTTTAATCCCATTAGTGGCTTTAGACCAGAGTTTTTAGATATTGACATCGTAGATGTCTACCAAGATGTTAAATGGTATTTCCCTAAAATGAAGCCGGGTCAATTACTTTGTACACCACTTCATGCTGGTCCTGAACCTCTATGTGCATACTTTGTCAAAGAAGTTAGCCGACAAAGTGAATTGGTGGATTATACTAAGTGTTGGTAATATGGGATCGTTAACTCCTGGCACAACCTATGTCTATGAGCATGTCGATGGCGTTACATACGCTCGTGAATCTGGCGCACCTGTTAACACACGAGTAGAGATAGGTCGCACTATAGAGCGTACAGCATTTGATAGAGAACTTAGAGAAACGTTGATCTGGAAGGATATACATCTTGCCGCAAAGACCAATCCTACTTTACAAGCTGCCATAGATCGTGTTAAAATTATATATCACTTGAGTAAAAGAAATGGCAACAGCGAAACTTGATATTAAACGTGAACTAAATGGCGTAGATCGTAAACAATATGATTTCTACGATAATCTCACAGATGAAGAAAAGAAAGCATTTAGTCCATATATACTAATGCGTTATACCAGCAACGTACAAGGTGATAGAGATATTCAAGAATGGTTTCTTGAAATGACAAATGAATGTGTCAATAAGAATCATTGGGATCTAAGCAAGAACCATAAAGCATTATTGTGGAAGTTATTTGCTGCTACAGGTGCAGGAGTAAACTGCTACCATCCTTATTTGGCAGCAGGTAAAAAAGAAAAAGCAAACAAGATAGAAAAATTATTAGCAGAACTATATCCAGCAATGAAGATGGAAGATATTAAAATAATGGCTTCTATGATGGATAAATCAGACAAAGAAGAATTGTTTGACAAGATGGGGTTTGATAAGAAACAACGGAAAGAATACGAGTGATAGCATTAGTGGATCAACCTTATAAATGTGTACATTGTAATAAGAGCTTCATGCAGGAGAAGACTCTTGTTGCTCATATGTGTGAGCGCAAACGCCGGGCTTTACAAAAAAACGAGAAGCGTGTTCAAGCAGGTTACATGGCGTTTAATCGTTGGTGGCAACTTGCACAAAATGCTAAAAAATTAAAAACATACGACGAATTCTGTGACACATCTTACTACAATGCATTTGTTAAATTTGGTAGTTTTGTCAACAATGTTAATCCTATCTATCCTGAGAAGTTTATAGACTACGTTATCAAAAGTGGTGTCAAATTAGACCATTGGTGTAGGGATGAATTGTATGATCAATATTTGGTTGAGATGTTAAAAGTCGAACCTGTTGAAAGCGCAGTCCAAAGGTCTTTACAAACAATGATGGAATGGGGAGAAGAGCATCGTGCAGAATTTGCACATTACTTCAACTATGTAAGTCTCAACAAAGCAGTATACGATATCAAAAACGGCATGATCAGTCCGTGGGTTATTTTAAATACCGTATCCGGAAAAGAAATGGTACAAAAAATGAGCGATGAACAATTAAATATGATTTCAACATCGTTCGATGTACCTTTTTGGCTTCGTAAATTTAAAGAAATTCCTGCCGACGTCGCTCTGGTAAAAGAGATATGCCGGGAAGTTGGCATAAAATGAATCCGAATATAAAAAAAGAATTTGAAGAACAATTTGGGGCAAGAGTTGAACCTGGGCATCGAACATTTCGTCGTCCGATAGCGGTGCCTAATTGGTCTGCCTATAATATAGGTGATATGAACATGAGTACAGAAATTATTCCGTCGTTGACTATTCATATAAGTGAAGAAGAATTTGAACATATGACACAATACATGCCGGGTAGAATAATTAGAGAAAGAAACATGAGAGAAGATATTCCTGCACTGAAGAAAGCATGGGATAACTATCAATTATTACTAAAATTGTGTAGTGGAGATTATTACTGATGAACATAGTAAAAGAAGGAAGTTGTTGGTGGGGCGGCGACTCTAAAAAATTTATAGTTCTTGCTGTTATAGAACAAGAAGGAAATACTTGGGTGCATTACCGTGACGATGGTAACGAATCACCTAAAGAATATAGTTGTTATCTAGAAAGTTTTCTAAGTAGATTTATTGAGGTACCAAAATGACAAGATTAACTGGTTACGTTGAAAAAGGTTGGGGACACGAATATATTTTTGCCACCAATGACAAGTATTGCGGAAAAATAATGAAGTTTAATAAAGACGCAAAATTTAGTATGCATTTTCACTCAGAGAAAGATGAGACATGGTTTGTATTGAGTGGTAAATTTATTGTTAAATGGATTGATACCGTAACAGCTGACCACTACGAACAAGAATTAAACGTAAACGACACGTGGCACAACCCTCCATTTTTCCCTCATCAGGTTATTTGTGTAGAAGAAGGTGCCCTTATCGAAGTTAGTACTCCCGATAGTATAGCAGACAATTATCGAGTTGCTAAGGGAGATAGTCAAAAGTGAAAATATTAATCACAGGGTATAAAGGATTTATCGGGCAGAATCTAACAGAATTCTTAAAAGATCACGAGCTTTCTTTTTACGAACCTGGAGATGATTTACCCTTGGTAAATGGACTAGATTGGGTAATTCACCTAGGGGCATTGACATCTACAACTGAAAAAAATGTAGGACTAGTGTTAGATCACAATTACGATTTTAGTAGATGGTTAGTAAATGAATGTCTAAAACATAAAGTTAACTTTCAATATTCTAGCTCTGCAAGTGTGTATGGACAAAGTAAAAATTTCAACGAAAGTGCTCCTGTAAACCCACAAAGCCCTTACGCATGGAGTAAGTACCTCTTTGATAGATATATTACAAATTTAGCAGGTGGTTGGCCTATTAAAGTGCAAGGCTTTAGGTACTTCAACGTGTACGGACCTTACGAAGATCATAAAGGCGACCAAGCAAGTCCTTATTATAAATTTGAGAAACAGGCCAAAGAAAATGGTGTTATAAAGTTATTCGAAGGCAGTGATAAATTTTTTAGAGACTTTGTTCCAGTTGAAACCGTTTGTAAAATACACAAACATTTTTTAAGTGTTCCTGATACAGGTATCTGGAATGTGGGAACTGGTATAGCTACATCTTTTGAAAGTGTAGCACGTTCGATAGCTGATAAGTATTCAGCACGTATAGAATATATTCCAATGCCGGAAAGTTTAAAAGGTCAGTATCAAGAATACACCTGCGCCGATGTAACTTTATTAAAGACCTACTATAATA